CAGTACCTGCACCGATACCGTTGATCTCATCAATAATAACCTTACCGAAGGAATAGTTAGCACCACCAGAAGTTACAGTAGCAGAGACGATACGACCACCGTCAACCACAACAGAGATTCTTCCACCAGTACCATCACCCTTGATGGGGATGTTTTCATATGTACCGTTGTTATATCCAGAACCTGCAGATTGGATAACAACAGTGTCAATCTCACCACCAACAGCATCAGACACAACAGCAGTATCTGTCAACACAGGCATATAGTCACCTGAGAAGAACTTCAGCACCTGACCCACAGGGATCGTGTACATATACTTCCAACGATAACCGTCAGCAGTTGTGATAATAGATGTAGATGTACCTGTCGGTTCAACCGTTGAAGGTTTACCGTTAGGATCACTTGGAGATGTACCGTTGTAGATACACTTATACGTTTGATAAGATGAGTTAACAACGTAGAAGTCAGCATCATATAGTTTGGTAGCACCAGAAGATGCTGTTTTACTGGATGAATAATCGTGACGATACATATCGTACACATAACCCAAACCACCAGTGGTTTGTTCGGGTGGGATCCAGTCAATACGACGAATAACCTGAACAGCGTCGTTCGCAAGAACACGCTTCATCGAGATCATATCATCGAATGAATCAGAAAACTCCTGAAAAGAATCAACGGGGGTCGGAGGATTGTTCTCGTTATCCCATTCTTGAGGACGCCCAATGTACACATATAGACGCTCCCTATTTGCACCAGCCGCTATGTCTGACTGGTTCTTGTCAGGACCTTCTAGTGATTTGATGAATTTTTCCGCAGTAAAAATTCTAAATTGGTCAGTAAGTAGTGCCATTGGACAATTTCTACCTTCTCTTTATTTATGAGGGTTTTAGTCGGGTTCGTTTCTGAGGTATGAAAGATACTCAATTTTCAGGGGTGTGCCCACTGTTCCTGTCGAACCACCAGTAACAGTTTCGTTGTTATTCCAAAGGAAGTTACCTGCATTTCCTACTACAGTTTTAACTACCAGAGTCCGAGATGTTGAATCCCAAGACTTCACAGTAGCAGTAATACCAGTGATAGATCCTGTAACAGTTTCATCAACTGTAAAGTTTCCATTTTCAGGATTAGTGCTACGCATAATAAATTGCACCTCAGCAGGGTGCACATCACCATCTCCCAGTTCACCTGCTACAGATACTGTAGGAGATAATGGAGGATTGGAACCATCAGTCATCTGGTCTCCAATCGCAAACAAAGTGGTATTTGTACCACCAACAGTTTCTTCAATACCATAAAGTGAAGATGCGATTCCACCATCAAGGTTGATCTCACCTTCAAAGTCAGTATTAGTATTTACCAAATCGGGGATGCCATCACCCGCTCCACCTACTTCATCATCATCTTCGAATGCCTTATCTTGAATGTAACTGATAGGAACAGTCAAGGTTATAATTCTTGAATCAGCAAGATCGATCAAGACGTGTGGTTCAACACCAGTTGAAGATGCTGAAGCAACACCACCAGTAAAGTCAATAACCTGTGACTTAACTTGAGAGGATCCACCATCAATGAAAGCAAGTTCATCAACCTCGAAAACGAGGAAGAGTGCTCTCTGTTCTGGAATCCAGTCATACACCCTAGCAATTTTGTTACTAGAACTTTCTGTGGTTCTAATAACTCTGTCTCCGACATTAAAGTTGTATCCTGAAACGCCATCGACATCTGCCAGTGAATCGACTGTTACCTTTTGATCATATCGGAAGTTAAGAGCACGGTCGCAACCAGTGAATGAGGTAAGTGTTTTACCTGTATATCTGATAACTTCTCGACCGATAAGAATTTTGCCCGAACCAGGGTAAGGAGCAGTCGTTTGTACATAGATGGTTTGATCATTCTCGTCTACGTCTGCAAGTAGACCAGATATGTTATAGAGGTTAGAGTTAAATGATTGACGGTTTCTTGACTGTTTAGTCAAGTCAGTGTTCCGTGTAAACAGAACTTGGGGTGCAGACGAATATCCACCACCAGGGTTGATAACATCAATAGATGTAATTGAACCTAGATTGATGTTTGCTTTCGCAACACCACCAGATCCACCACCACCGTTGAGTAAGATAGTAGGTGCAGTTTCATAGAACTCACCAACGTTAGAGACATCAACAGATTTGACAACGCCAAATTCATCAACCTCTGCAACGCCAGTTGCACCTTGCCCCCCGCCACCAGAGACAACTAAGTTGATGTCTCCCAATTCATAGTTTGCACCAGGATTTTCTAGTGACAAACCAGTAACGAGTCCAACAACAGGACGAAGTTCAGCACCTGATCCACCACCACCTTTTACTTCAGCAGTTGTGGGAGATGAGAAATACTCGTCACCGTTAGACAAAACTTGTATGTATTGAATAGATCCTGCAGGAGCAATGATAGTACCGTCAGGTGCAACCTCATCCTGCTCATACAGGATTGCTTTTGCTACTGCACCGTGACCTGCGCCTTCAGTTTCTAATTCAATTCTAAATGGATCGTATCCTTCGCCAGGATCCAAAACTCTTACTGAAGCAATCTGACCATTTGATATTACTGGTTGTAAGACTGCTTCTCTGATTGGAGTACCACAGTTACCGACTTTAAGTTGAGGAGGGTCAGATGGATTATATCCACTCCCACCATCTATCACATAAACCTCTCTAACACCATAGATGCTGTTAAAGATTGGTTCAATAATCGCTCCGCTTCCTGGTACTGATCTTGGCATTTACTTATCTAATGTCAATGGTTCCAACCATAGCTCCGTGGATAGTACACTGATAATACAAAGTATTAGGTGCATCCATAGGAACTGTGAAAATCTGGAGACCAGTGTTAGAACCAGTGATTCCAGTTGTGTATGCAGATCCACCATTAGATGTTCTAATTGCTAGTGGGTGAGCACCACCTGCTTGGTTATACAAATCATAGGTAAATCCACGGTACAAAATGATAGTAGGACTACCAGTAGCACCTGATGAAGGGAACCCTGGTCCCTGCACTGTATAACTTGTTTGTCCTGCAGCAGTAAATCTGAACAGGATAGTAGGAGAAGGTTTATGAATTGTTACGTTATTATGTCCCTTAATAATTGATGATCCGATAGGAGCATTATTGATCTGAGATTGGAATCCTCCACCAACTTCATTAAAGTTAGTACCATCGTTTGCAATTTCCAACTCACCATTGGTACCAATCTTCATTCTCTTGGTTCCAATCTTAATCTCTGTATCAACAGGAAGTTCTAAGTTATCATTAGCATCGAACTTTAGTTTCTTAGTTCCACTACTTCCGAAACGAAGTTCTGCAGTATCTGGAACTTCGAGGTTACCAGATCCATCGAATTTGATTGATTTAGCAGCATCACCACCAAAGCGAATGTCAGTCCCAACAGGAAGATCCAAATTGCCACTACTGTCCATAGCAATGACTTTCGTAGAGCCAGTAGCACCAAAACGAATAGAACTGTTTGAAGGAAGTTCAAGGATTCCATCATCATCAAATTTAAGTTCTTTACCTGCAGCGAACTTCAGTGATTGTCCACCCAACTCAATGTTGCCTGCTTCATCCTCAGAAACCATACGGTTGTAGGATGTAATCTTGACAGCACTAGCGACAGACAACTCTTGTGACTGATCAGCACCTGCAGCAGTTGTTGTTATATATCCACGTGCCGCACCTGCCTCAGCAGTAAAAGATCCGAATGTGACTGTTGCTTTGGCACCAGTAGCATCTTCAATTTGCAACTTAGTACCTGCTTTCATTGCAGAGAATCTAAGTCTAAACTTCTCTTCTTGTGTAGAATCTTCAGAAGCAAGTTTAGATGCAATAGTACGAGTAGCACCAGTGTCAATACTGTTAACAGTGTGCTCTTGTCTCTTTCTACGATTTAATTCTTGTGTTACTGAATCAGTAGAAATACCAGTATCTCCCATCCAAATAGTAGATGTATCGAGGTACAGGTCTCTAAATTTCAGTGAGGGTGAACCCAGATCGTATGTTGCATCTGAGTTAGGAAGAAAATGTGTATCAATAACAACGTTACCCGATCCGTTGTTAGAAAGATTA